TAAAGTGAGTTCCCATCTGATGAGCCGCAATTACTGCAAGGTAGGTGCCTCTCGAATTCGCTCTCTATATGAGCCATTCCATTGGTATGTTGTGCCATGCGGTCCAAGGTATTTTGTGACGCTCGCACCACTTGGCGTAAGTAGTTTTGGATTTCTTGGAGATTAAATTGAATGGGCTTTGGAAGACCATCCTTATATCCAAGTCAGGGTTCTGTTCCTTAACCGCTTTCATTTTGCGGCGGTCAGCTGAGTCCCAATAGCCTTTTGTTTCTAGATAAATACCATTGGGTAACAGGAAATCTGGCGAATAATTATGTTGAATCTGGTAAGGAACCTTGGTCGGCTCATACTCATAGTCAATACCTAATTCGCATAGAAGATCAGATACCTTTTCTTCTAGCTGTGACCTGAACATTAGAAGTCATCATCTTCTACTGAGCTAGGAGTTCCAGCTGCCTCTATATTTGGCGCACCTGCTTTATAACCACTGCATGTACCAAATAGTTTTGCAGCATCTTCTGGACTCATATCACCAGTATCTACACCAGCCTTGTTACCACATGAGACAACCTGAATAGTAGATAACTTTATTGTTGTCCCATAACTACCAGCAGGTAGTTGGTAATCATATTGGATAAAACCAAGCTTAACTCTAGACCCTGAATAAAGAGGGATGTCTGTATCTGTGATCAGCGTACCCTCAGTATCTATGACTACAGGTTTCTTATCATCTTTCCAAGTAAACTTTAAAAGATACTTACCATCACTGACCTCTTCCCAAGGTTCAGGATTTAGGGTAGCTCTTTTCGGGTTTTTTAATCTTGGTTGTCTCTTAGTAAGTAAGTCTTCTCTCTGAGTTTCTAAAGCAGTTATTAAGTCTTGATCCTCAACGATTGCTGCAAGTTTGTAATTTCCAAACTTTCCAATCTTCATAATCGCCTGAAACCCTTCTAGGGTGACAGGATCTTTTGTTGCGTGGGTAGTCATTAACAAAAAAAGTAAGTGGATTGCATTACTGACTCTGGTTTTAGATCGCCAATAATGGGTGGTTCAGTCTCTGCTCCGATTTGGTTTGCAAAGTCTGTTAAGTAGTCATGTTCTGCGAACAAGTACATATATTTTTCTCTAACAATTCTAGATAACTCAGTCATATCAGTGGCTCTGCATAGTACAGAGTCATGTATTAGAGCTATTGGATGATCGAAAGCTAATGTTGCCTCACATAGTAGGCTTGCATCTAATGAATGGATCAGATTTGGAGCCGTAGCTGCTTTATGTCTAGCCTTATCTACCTTGTCAGTATCGCCAGTACTAACTCTCATGTTGCACTGACCTAAGACCTGTAAAGTTATACGTTCATATTCTTTCTTGAATATCTGTTGGTTAACAATGAATCCTGATGGAGTTACCCACTCAAGCTGTTTAGCTCCACGTTTAATCGCTTTACTAACTTCAGACTCGATCCATTTCATAACCTTCATTGGTCCTGGAACGATGACATTCATTGCATCTCTAACAGCGTTAACTGCTTGAGTTAGCTCTTCCTTCTCAATCTCTATTTCATCTTCCTTTAAAGCATCCCTAATGTACGTCCGATTTGAGAATGGTTTTGCATTATAGGGTATTGTCATTACGACCCTTTTGGTTTTTTTCCTATCCCAGTAGGGGCGTAGCCTTTCAGGTATATTTGATTTAGATTCTTCAGCTACTACTTTATAAGCATCTTGTGGCTTATCTGATGGTAATACATTAACAAGTTTGGCTGTTGATTTATCTTTAGCCAGACCTGCCAGTATTTGTAGACCACTACATGTAGCGTCTATAGCGACGCATAATCCTGTACTTATCCGATCTCTCTTTATAACACAGTGATACATTTCATCACATGCGGCCAAGAACTGCCAAGGCTCTTCAGCTGCCTCCCATTCATGGAGGTTATCTATAGGATCAGTAGCAACTTTTGCTATTAAGTCCTCATTTTCATAAGTCCAATGAAGACGATCATCCAAAGTGTCCTTGTCGAGACCGTAAGTAGTAGCGACTTGGAACCTTAACCATCTCTCTGCCTCATCATCCATAAAGGATTCATCAGCAAATCTTATGAGTGATTTACCAAAGTCAGTATCTTGAACCGTTAAGAAAGCAGGTATCGGATAAACTCTGGAACGGTAATCAAATGAGTGTGGAATAAAAAAACGATCCTTATCTTTAAACCGTTTAACTGTCTCCATAGTCATCCTTGTGCGACAAGATTTTTTAAATTCTTGCGCTTGTCTGTTTAATACCTCAGCCTTTTCTCGCCTGTATTTCTTCCTTGATTCTGCATTCTCTGCAATATCAACAGGCTTAGGAGGTAAATCGTGGTGAACTATGGGCTGAAATTTTCCCACACTTATACCCTTTCCCTGAAGTATTTCAGCGACCTTCACAGAGAAAGGGTTCAGGGTTAAGGCAACCTTTTGTACCTTGTTTAAAAAAGCAAAAGGTCTTTCTCCCTGTATAGGTGACGAACCAGAACGGCGGACCATATCATGACCGCGCATAATCTCGTTAAGCAAGTAACCGCCTGGTTTTTCAGGAGTCCAGTCATTTGGCTCGATTAACATGGGCCAAGCTAGTGGGCTGAACAATTCCGCATTGAACATGACCTGATCTTTGATCGCCATGAACTCAGGTGTTGGAACTATGCAGTTGGTTGTCTTACGTCCATCTCTAACAATTTCCTTATCGAACCACTTACTTGTCTTCATTACGCAGTCAAGTAACCAACCGCCTAGTTTGACTCGATTGGATGATCCCCATGTATCCCATCTTTCTACCTCATATCTGTTCATTAATGTCTGTATCACTACAACCTTCTGATCAGTACCAATAGCTCGATGCCAGTAATTCTTCTTTAATGTTTCTAGTAAACCTGGCGCACATCGCTCGTAGTGTCTGAGCTGGCACTCATTTTCTACACCCTTACCAATAGCTTCAGCTATCCTTGTTAATTGATTATTACCATCCTTGATTGAAAACACCTTATCAATAGTTATCTTGCAAGTTATTGCCGCTGCGGCTAAAGGTTCTATATCTGCTAAGTATTTATGTATTTCTTTAAATGATGCACCTATACATCCTTTATGTATTCGTAAATTAGTATCTTTAATTCTCTCAACTACTAAAGGTAATAATGCATCAATCGTTGTGATTCCATAAATTGAAGCTGATGCATAATCCTTTTCCTCTAACCGTTTTGTGTTCTCTTTAAGTCTCTCTAATCCTTGAGCGATTGCAGCACGTTCATGCTTAATCTGCTCATCAATCTGATGAGGTGTGGGCATAAATTAAGTTCACTAGATTGTTATGGTTGCCTAAGTGGATACGATGCAGATTGGTATCACTGGCTTTATAAAGAGGGGCTTACTTCTCAGCAAACCCCAGTTGTAATTAGATGATTAAGATTAACTAGATTTTAAGTCTGGTGCGTCTACCAATTCCGCCACACTCCCCAGTGATAGCAGTACATCTGAGCTATCCTGGAGTACTGAGTATAAGGCGTTTACCATTTGCGGTAAACCATTGTGCTCAAATCAGTACTCGTAAGATTCACTAGATTACTTTAGCTAATTGGGTTGAGGCTGGCATTGATTCGACATAATCATCTAATACTAGGTGTAGGTACCGGCGTGTTGTATTGAGGTTAGAATGTCCCATTAATTGAGAAGTAGTTTCAATACATTTGCCATCCCTAAGTGACCAAGTGCAGAAAGAATGCCTTAAACAATAAGGTGTCCTTTTCTCGCCTCGATCATCGAAAGTAAGATTTAAGTCATCGGTGATTGATTCAAAGATCCTTCGATGTTGATCAATACCTTGCTTATATCTTGTGGTCCAATCATCACCAAATAAATAGTAATCATTGTCCCCTTCCACGTCCTCGATCCGACGCTTCAAGATTGGAATCAGCATTGCTGAATCATTAGCTAGTGGTATCTGGCGTTTCCTGACCTCACGTTTGAGTGTGAAGTCTCGCCTCCCACCAACTTGAATGTATGGAATCCGTGCATCTAAATGGATATCACATGCTCGAAGTTGAACGAATTCACTCCAGCTGATACCGGTAAAGGCTGATAACAAGATAGTTTCAGCGCAGTTCTGATACATCGCACCTAACGATTTACTCATGCGTAAACCGTATTCATACATATGGATCACTTGATCCTTACTGAAGATAGGTTTATCGACTCGCTTGACATTCAGTAATGGAAACCTATAACGGTTGTCCTTGATGAATAGTTCACGAGGATCGGGCCAAGGTATAAGCCCTCTACCTAGACAGAAGTTGAGTGCTACTTGAGCAGTCCCAACACAGAGATTGATCGTGCGGTTACTTGCATCGTCCCTCTCTTTGAGTACCTTTTTGACCACATCCATTGTGGGTTGATTGATCTTTGATACCTGCAGTGAGCGTCCATGTATGTCAATGAACTTGTTCGAGTTAGTGACATTGGTCTTTCTACCTGCATGATCATGATCCCAAGTTTCTAAGTTACCGAACGTATAGTCAAATACTTGACCAATAGTTCTAAGTCTCTCCATAAAGTATCTGTTTGATTTGGGTGAACAGTTTCTCTCCTTTTTTAGTCTTCCTCTACTTCCCTCTTCTC